ATTTAAACACTTGATTTGAACCCGGATCTACTTCCGTGACTTCAGTTAAATGTGAAGGGTGATAAGACAATGGTTTCCCATCGAAAGGCTTAAACGGCTCTCGAAGGGATCCAGTAGACTCAATCGCTTTCTTGTACTTCTCCGCTGCTTTATAGTATCGTGCAATTTGGTAATTACACTCACTTTTAATCACTTCGAAGACGAACCATCACACCATATGAGTGGGGTCCTCCGGGATATCTCACTTCGAGTTTCATCCAGACGACAATAGTCAGTCTCGAGAACTCAATGGGAAACACCCTTTTGGAGATCTCATTCATATGAGGAGGGTTCGCAGGCGACGGGGTAGGTTAGAGAAAAGAGCTGTTACGGCTCTACTCTTAGCTTTATACCCGTATCCCAAGAACGTTAAAATCCGAGTTAATGATAGAGAGTGAATTTTTACAAATTCACAAACTAGCAATGTGGAAGAATACGTTGCAATACATTCTTTCATGGGGAGCATATCTGCTCTTCCAGAAGGAATAAAGTATTTCTTCGCAAACTCCACAACAAATTGACCTTTCGATACAATAGATTTTGCCAGACCGGCTTTAACACCGATCTGTTGCAAAATCTGCATGTACTGAATTGCCACATGGCGATTTGCGATAACTATGTCATCACCGAGTATTGCATACTCAGTGAATAATAGTTTCACGGGTCGTCCCAGTTTATAAGCCCGTAAAGCTGCTCAGTGAACTATGGCGTGATGCGTCAATGCTAACATCGCTCAAGATGAAAGTGCTCCCATGGGTTGACCTACTGTGTAGGTAACTCATTTAGGTAGATTTTCTGGAACGTCAAACCCCGGATTAGGGGGAAGAGTTATTTTATAAGCTCTTTTGACTAACAGATCAGCTCATTCCTGAGCTGCTTCAAACGGTTTCGGAAGACCACCTCATTTCAAAACATGTCCCATTAACGGGATCTGTAATTGAATAGGCAATCTATCCGTAGCCGCCGATAAATCTATAGAGTAGTATCACCTATTAAAAGGTGATAACCACCCTAAGCGCTCCACTGGACGTGTTTGGTTAAAAGTTCCATCCATAGGTATTTTACGAAGAATCGTAAAAATACTATCATGGATGGGCTTCATAACCCATTGAGTAAATGCATCCACCATAGCAAAAACACGAATCTTACCAGCAGCTTCGATCTTAAATCCAAGCTTGGCAAGACCGTGAACCCCAAATTCACCACGTTTAACGCCTGATCCTTCCTTGATCATTTGCTTTGAATCTTGGAAGTGTCATTCGTTAGACGCGGCTCAACCAATACGTTCCATCATAGGATGAAACTTTTGGCCATCCCTCTGAGCTCATTTATTTAAAAATGAACGGAGGATCGGAAATAAATCCGAACCAACTCATTGCTTTCCAGCACGAACTAATGAGTAAAAAGATGTTGAGACATGAGATCTCTCTATCAATTTACCATTATCGTCCCGGATCTCACCAATTGTATTAGGTGAGGACTTTGAGATTGGAAATGGTTGGGGCTGAGCTAGCTCTACTTTCCTACCTTTTATAAGTAAATGCAGAGTAGGAATGAACTGCTTCTCAAGAAAAGTATTTCACTCTTCAAGAAGAGCACTTGATAGGTATTTACCAGGATCGGTGATAGTTGATAAACTCAACATACCACGGAACTCGCAAATACGGTATCAGCCGAACAAGGTCATCCATAATCTTATACTATGGATATCCTTAGCTCGGATTCGTTTCCTTACTTCCGCAGGAATTATAGTAGGTAATCCAGCTTTAGTCCGCTTAACTCGGCTTTTCAGCTCTGTTATGTCGGACACCTTATAACCAGCAATAGATTGCTGTAAGAGCACTTGGCAAGATTTCAGGTACAATGTTGTACCCTTTTCTCCCTGAGTTCTCATAAGGAATCTCAGCCGGGAACAGAATCGACCAACCTGCCTTGCAGTACTAGGTTTACAGTGGAAGAGGACTGCACTGGTAACTTTAATAAGTCATCCAATGAGTCCCCGGCCCATATTTCTATGGACCAGACCTCTAATGGCATCCGTATTCCTTCCAATCAAGGAGCTAAGAGTCAACATTGTATTTTTGACTCTTTGGCTTCTTCCTTGGAGGCTTGCGCCTCTCCACGAATCGTGTGAGAATTGTCATATTGACAAATGTCTCGTTACGGACAATGGAGCAATGTTAGCTGATAAAACTTCGTCATTTCACATGACGCGGTAAATTAGTTGACGTTGTACTCTATTTTTCATACGTAAATTTATGAATGTTTACTTTCCTTCTCTCCCCGAGGATACTCAGGGGGATAGCAATCCTCCAGGGGTCCTTAGGCGTGAGCCTGGATCCGGAACCCTATCATAAGATATGGCCGGTAAGTATTCAACCTAAATTTGCAAATGAAACCGTAATGCTACATTATCGCAGCTCCAGATGGAGCACGGATTTCACCTCTTTTCAGAGGTGCCATTAGACCCGCTTTCCCTCTTGCGAGGGGGCGTAAGTCCCCTATGTAAGGACCATTATTGTCTAACAGCCTGGTTGTCTTCCCTTGTATTGAAGCTTTTTACACTCCAACCCGAGGAGATACCAGCACCTAAAGGTGTTATCCCTTAGGTACATAATTGGCGCCAGGTTAAGCTTGAAATACAGACAGATGCACCGTGGCACATGAGCCTATACTCCAGTCAGATTAACCTGACTGTGAAACTTTTAGTTTCCG